TTGCCACCATTTCTAAAATTTGATTTTACATTCATACCGCTATTTATGGCGTTGTTATTATTAGGATATAAAGATGCACTTTTAGTGTCATTCTTAAAAAACTTCCTACACTTCGCTTTATTATCACATGAACCAATCGGATCAATCGCTAATATCGTGGTAGAATTTACTTTTATCAGTATCATCGTTCTTTTCTATAAAAAAGGTACTGTTAAGACTATTATCGGTGGAATCTTAGGAACACTGGCAATAACATTATTCATGTCACTTCTTAACTACTTCGTATTACTTCCAGCTTATGGATATATTATGAACTTAGCGGATATCGTGACTAATGTGAAAACAATCGTAGCTGTTGGTATCGTACCATTCAACCTACTAAAAGGGGCTTTAGTAACATTCTTATTCTTCGTCACTAAGAGTGTTTATAAATCAATACCGACTAGTATTCGTAGCCGTTTTGCATAATATTAGATAATCGGATATATTATAAAATACTTGATTTTTAAATTCAATAGGAAACTATTAACTACCATTAAATGTTAATCTAATAGCATTCATGAGCTATTGAAGTTTATTCTATAAGATTATTTAATCAATAAATTTCACAAGTATTTTAATGCTTTTTGCGCAAAAATTGCGCATAATAAAAAGCCCCTACTTAATAAGTAAGGGCTCTAGGTTATGAAAATATAAAGGTACTATCATATTAACATGAAATGATTTAAAATTCAACTATATTAAAATACTTCAACGTCTGTTAAATATTTATCTTCAATCCATTGATCACTATCTTTATAATTTACACGAGACCAACCGCCTTTTTTCTCGTACACACGTACTCTTGTACCTGCTGGCACGAATTCCTTATCCTCGCTATCTTCTGTTGGTTGACTTTCAAGAATGTAATCTATACTCACAGTTGCTTCATAATATGGTTCATCGCGTTTAGCAAGCTCAACGTCTTCATCTAATATGCTTTTCTCAACCACTGGAGGTTCGGTAACATCACCATCTAATAGTTGCTTAATTCGATTGATGAAATATTCTCTACAAGCTTCAGTTCCTGCACCGTTGTAAGCTCCACCGTTCCCGTGTAATTCCATACTTCTGTGAGGGCATGAAGTCGCACTAAATTCATGGTGTAATTTAACAGTATCAGCATTAATTGGTAATCCATAGCTTTGAAGCACTTGACCTGCTAGTAATAGCGTTGCATCTTCATTCGCTATAAAATCACTGTCAGAAGCGGACATCGATTGACACACTTCAAAGCCTATGAAATTAGCATTTCCGTACCAGTTAGCTGTATGCCACTCTTGATGATTAGATGGTTGGAATACATAGACGTCGTTACGGTCTACATAGTATGCTGCAAATCCCCTGTCAAGCGTTCCATTGTTGACTCTGTCTACTAAAAAGCCGTCATATTGTCTAGCAGATAGTGAACCCCCGTCATTATGTATAACAACGCCTAGTATATCGTTTTTTGGTGGTGTGAAGTACACCCCGTTTTGAAAATAGTCACTATAAATTTCTGTCATGTTATTTATCCTCCGTTTTAAATTAATATAAAAAAGACTAAGTTTATACCTAGTCTTCTATGTTCTTCTCAAATCTTCATTGATATTCTACAAAAAGAACCCCTGTGTCAGTACGTAACTGCCTATATAGGCACAGGGGGATTGATATATTTAAATTATACTATTATTGTTCTGAATTATCAACGTTATTATATTTCCTTACAGTCTGTCTATAAGATTGATGTAAACCTACTGCACTAAAACCTAAAGCAATTGCTGTCGGGTCTTTGAACAGAATAGTTCCTATCAGTCCACCTAACACACCTAATAAGTTAGGTATCATTTCATTTGGGAAAAATTTTGATTCTTTTAAAAACTTTCCTAACATTCCTAATAGTGTTACTATTAAGAATACTAATGCTGGTTGTAATTGTTCCATTTGTTTATCCTCCTATTTTTGTATTGGTAAAGTTTTAAATCTGTTAAATAAGGTTTCTATCTTACCATTTCCACCTATTTCTGCGTAGCTCTTATACAAACCACTTAATTCTGATAAATCTTCGCTTGTTGTATACCCTCGTTCTATTGCCTCACTAAATTCCTTGTGCAATCTGTACGACATTATACTTTTATTTGAGTCACGGTTATGTAAACCTATCTGAGTTACTTCTTCAACTTGATTTTGTGTTTTCTTTACTTCCTTATTTAAATTTTCAAATTGCTCTGCTATTTGTTTATTGCTGTTATCGAACCATATCTTAACTAAAGGAATAATAGCTACCGTAAAAAGTTGCAATATAAATTGCAAAATATAGTTTGTCATTTATACTACCTCTAAAAAAGAACATGCTATTCTGCATGCTCATCTTTTCTTTCTGTAGTTTCTTTAGGTACTTCACTTACTGGAGCAACAACTTTTTTTGCTGCTTCCTCAATTGCTTTTAATTCAGCTTCTTTTCGTTTAAAATCCTCAACTGCTAACCTAACCATTTCACGTAAGTTTCCAAAATTAGGTACTTGCTCTAACGTTTCTACTTCTGTTATAACCATTCTCATATGAGTTTGTACTAAATAATCGTTTTGTTTGAATTTTGCATGTTTAAAACTAAATTTCATCTTAATTAACCCCCTCGCTGTGTGATAAATTGTTGCTACTTTCTCCGTTATTGTCATGTTCTTCTTCTCCTTCATCTTGTGATAATTGTTCCATAATTGTTTGGACTACTTTTGTTAATGCTTCATCAAGTTGTAATTTAGTGATGTAACGGTTGTTATCATCTTCTAACTGTTCCTTGTTTTCAGTACGTTCAAATGTGATTTCTTTATATTTAGTTGGTTCAGCACTTGGAACCCACTCGGTAACGCTTGTGTGGTCTTCAATTACTTCATATAGTTTATTTTCGTATTTGAACTTATCACCTACTGAATAATCTGTGTTAACTTCGTAAGAATCAAAAGCGTTGATAATTTTATCTTTATTAGTTGTGATTGTCTTAGGGTCTAACACATCTAAAAGTAACGTCATCAATACTTTGTCATTACCTTTATTCACCTTAGCAAATAATTTATTTAATGCTTTCTCACGTTCTGCAACATCATCTTTATTACCTGCTAAAATTCCTACTTGCTTATTCAGATTAGCATATTCAGCAACTAGTGCTGGAGTTGCTTCTCCTGTGTACATTTGAACTGCAATTTGCTTTCTAATTTCTTCTAAGATTTCCGCATCATTAGCAGTTGCAAATTTACCAGGTAATTCAACGTTACCATTGAAATAAATTCCACCAGTATTCATATTAAAATAAACGTTTACGCTCTTATATCCACCTGCCGTTGGATTAGGTTGTTTAACTGAAATTTCTAATGCCATATTATTCTACCTCCTCTTGTTTTGGTTGTTTTAACTCTTTTAATTCCTTTTCTTTTGCTTCTAACTCTTTAGTTAACTCATTGTAAGCAACTTTATAATGCGCTAGTTGCATTGTTTTCTCGCTTAATTCTTGAGCGATTAAATCGATTGGTTGTAATTTGTTATCCATTTGTTATTTCCTCCAGTTTGTTTTTTAATTCTTTATTTTGTTGCGATAATTCTTGTACTGCTTTAAGTGCAATGTTAATTAATCTTAGTGCATCTAACCCTAAATAAGTTTCATAATTTACAACTAAACTTTCATCAAGTTCTTGCAATTCTTGTGCAATCAATCCACATTTTGTATAAGGTTTATCATATCCAACTTCATCCTTATTCCAACCATGTTCTTTGAATTTTAATTTATCTACAAATTCAATAGCGTTAAATTCAGATTCCTTAATATTAGTTTTTAATTTTCGGTCTGATCCCCATTGGTCAACCTTAATCAACCACTTGTCTGAATTTGTGTTATCAGTTCCGTAAAAATGCATAAATCCACCCTCACGATATCCAATGAATTTTACCGGTGCTACATTCGAAAACGGATAAGTATTGTCAATGTTTGTCAATATCGGTTGACCTTTTATAACAGAACCTAACACACGAGTTGAAAAGCAAGCCATTCCAGCAACTGTTAATAAAACCCTATTGACTGAGCTTGGAATAGAAGCTCCATTTGTAAAATCGGGATCTTCATATATGAATAATCCTGGTGGCACTCCACTTTCTTTCGGGCCTACACCTTCACCAGCAATTTGAAGTCCAATACCTCTCCTACTTCCAAAATTCTCAGGTGCGTTGATTTGTAATCCTTTTTCAATAGGTTGTAAAAAACCATACTGACCTATTTTAATTTTAGATTGACCAGATATTACAACTCCATTTAAGGTATCAGTATCAATCTGAGTAGACTTAATTTTAACTGCATTTAATTTGTTAATGAAAGCCTGTTGTGCCCATAGTTTGTTGATGAAAGCATTATGCGTTATTAAATTATTGATTAAACCATCATCTATTAACACATGCCTAGCTTTGACTGCGTTAGCAGCAATAATTTCTGATGTGACACTTCCTGCCTTGTGGTGTCCAGTTTCCAATGTTTCAGCTTTAATTTGTCGACCTTCAATTGAACCATCTACGATTAATTCTGCTGATTTTTTCTTAACAACAGTTAGTTTATTTATTGAATATGTCGTATAGTTACTCCACGTATTTTGCTGTAACATAGGTTCTATAAAATCTATTTCTTTATTTCTATCTGGAATTTTAATAGTTGCTGTGCAATTCCTTACACCATAACCGCTGGCTGGATATAATACGTTAGATAACCAATCATCAGTTCCATCTTTATACTTCACATGAACCATAGCGTTTAAATCTTTATATCCATTAGAACCACTAACTTGCCTTGCTTCCACAGAGAAGTAGTATTCATCACCAGCTTTATTCAAATCAGAAATTTTGTTTAAATATAAGTCACGTTTGTTAAACGTTACATTACCTCTAAATTCATTCTTTGCTAAATTCTCATTACTTGGTGTGATAATCACCCTATCAGAAATGGCTTGAATACTTTCTGGACTAACTGAAAGCATACTTGCTAGATTTCTACCATTGAAAACTTTATTTGAACCAAAATCAATTCCATCAGTACCTATTCTAAGTTGTGAATGTTTTACAGCATCATTCAATCCACTGCTAACAGTATTCAATGTTTCAGTAGCTGTTTGTTTCCATGTGTTTAACTCATTGACACTTTGTTCTACATCTTCTGGAGCTGGTGTCCAGTCAGTAGCTATATTTCCTTTTTCCAATTTTGGTAAACGGATATAAACTTTATCTCCAGGAGAACAAGTTCCTATCATCTGATAAAACACAAAAGAGTAGTGTTGTGTATATCTATTTGTAAATGTGTGAGATATTCTTTGCCATTGTGTGGTAATATCTACTCTACCTTTAAAACCGTTAGTTTCTTGTCCCACATTGTTAAAAGAGATATTTTTACTCGCTTTAACGTCTACACTCCACGTCAATACTTCATTTTGAAAATTGTCTTTCAAAATTGGTATAATTTGCATCCAAATACCAGTACTTTCAGTAGCTCTAACTTTAGTAAAGACTAATGTTCCGTTTTCAACTGTTTTTTCCCAATTTGTTCCTCCTGAATTTATGTTAGTTAATTTATCACTACCAGTAATATAGTTTCTACCACCTAAACTAGTTGGAATACTATTTCTAACATTACTAATTTCACGACTAAAACTATTTGCTGTTTCTTGCACCTTGTTCTCAACAACAGAAGTAGTCGCATAACCTTTCTCGTTAACCCAACTTTCAATGCTACGTCTTGCAGCAGTCAATTGATTAGCTGTGTTATTTTGCACCCAAATTTGCATATTAGCAACTCTTACTGCGGCTTGATTCTTGTAGGTCTCTAACGCTGATAGTTGGTTGGTTATACCTCTGGCACTTTCCGTGAATTTACTACTAAATTCTGTGTTTTTAACAAAATCATTATTGTCTTCAGGAGCTGGTGTCCAGTCAGTTGATATAGTACCTTCTTCTAACTTTACTTCAGCAATAAATAATATTGCTTGTTGACCATTATTTGAACCATTATTATCAAATCTTAAGAAGGCTTCATCCATTTCCCCACTATTAAATCTAACATTCTTAACAACTTCTAACTCACTAGATGATAATCGTTTGCTATTTATCAACGGTGCTGGTCTAGTGAATATTGTAAAATCTGAAGTTTCATTATTTCTTCGACCTAAAACATGTAAATCCATACTAGATACATTAGTACTTGCAAAACCTTTAAATGAAATTACATAATCAGTGTTACGTTTCAACTTAAATCTAGAACTTCTTATGAAGTTTTCTCTAGTAGTTGAGTTAGGTAAACACATAATTTTTTTATTACCATTGTAATAATACGGATGTGTCCTTACTTCCCAATCTCCACCCCATGGGTGACCTTCTTTTTGCAATGGTTCACCACTGTTAGGTATATAGTTTCTTCCCCCTATACTTGTTGGAATACTATCCCTTACATTTCTTATGATTTCAGTTCTTTCAAGGCTTAGTTGACTAGCTGTATCTCTCTGAACCCATTGTTTTAAGCTTTCAGTTCGTGTGCCATCTTGATTCTTGTATTCTTCAAGAGAACTAATTTTTCTAGTTAAACCATCGATACCCTTAGAAAATTCAGCTTTAACCACGTTTAAATCATTTTCATTTTTAGTTTTGACTGAAGTAAATTCCCTTGTTACGTTACCCTCTAACTCGGTTACTTTCTGATTTATACTTTTCCCAGTTTCTTTAGCTTCATTCACTAATTTTTTTAACTCAACTACTGTTGAATTACTAGAAATATCCTGCATACTACTAACTCTATCCGATAAAACTTGAATTTGCTTAGTAGCTTCAACTCTATTCTTACTTATCTCTAAGTTGGTAGCTTGGAATTGCCTGTTGTAGTTTTCTACTGTTGTTGATACTTGGTTTCTAATAGGTGCTAGTTTTTCATCAAAAGCTTCACCCATTTTTCGGATTTTTTCTTCGCTACTTAATAAGGCTTTTTCATATCCATCTTTAACCTTATCATCAATAACTCTTGATTTTTCTTTAAAAAACCTGTCGTATGCTGCTTCTTGTTCGGCAATTAGAGAATTTATTCTAGCAACTACTGAATCATTTTGTGCTTGTAGTGATTCTAATTTAGCTGAAGTACTATCTGTGAAACTACTTCTACCATCTCCTACTTCTATCTCGTGATTTTCTTCAAGGATAACATCCCAAATTACCTTAACTACTTTCGCATTCTCATTTAATATCCCTAATTCTGAATAATAAACTTTTAATCTGTCGCATAAATCTATCTGTTCAAGAGCTGGGTTATCAAATACTCCCTCAACTTTCGATAAGTCTTGGTAGTTAATCTTTAAGTTGGTTTTTGGTACACCTACATTATTACTTTTAATGTAGCTTTTAGCTTTACTTCTTAACTGCTCCACCGTTTTTAAATTTTCATCACTTGAAAAATCAATTTTTAAAATTCTTCTATGTGTGAATTTATTTAAGTGTATGCTGTCAAGGAGTATTTCTGGCAATGTTATTAATTGCTCCCTGTTATTATCATCAGTATATTTTTTAAAAGGAAATACTGAAGTGTAAGTTTCAAGTATTGACTGCTCTTGTTCTAAATCTAACAAGTTTTTACCATAAGCGATTATGGTTGGATTATCAATTCCCATGCTTTTATGTAGTGTAATATTTAAGTTATCAAACTCATATTCACCACCCCACACGTCAAGAATTGAACCTGCTTTACCTCCTAATGCGTCACGTGCGTTCTCAATAGTCTCAACTTTCCATGTTGTAGAATTTACAGTAGTGATATCTGACTGAACAAAGAATTCATCTCTACTATCCAACAAGTTATCTCTCCATGTTGATAGTGCCATCAAAGCACTTCCAGTAATAGTTATATCTGGTCTAATAGCATTCATAGTAGTTTTAACTTGTGAAATGTGTTGGCAGTAAATTTTAAATTCATTTTGTGTTTTTGTGATTTTTGAAACTACAAACCTTTGATTTTTAGTTCTGTAACCTGCGTCACTTTTGATATACATTCCCTCTTTAATTTTCTCAACGTCTTTTCCATTTACTGGATAATCAAATTCAAGAATATATATCCCGTTTTTTTCTCTGCTAACATGGCATTTAGAAGCGTCAGATAAAACTGACACCCCCAAATGTTCAAAATTAGTTTCATTTGCTTTGTATAAAATAGGATAAGCCATTAAACTAGCACCTCCCATCTTGGGGTTATTTCAACAACAAATGAGTTGTTGTCCCATGAAATCCTGTTATCACCTATTTCAAGGTGTGGAAATGGATAAGTGAACACTTTATCATACTGCGGTTCTTTATTGTCCCAATGAGCGGACTGTGTTTCACAGTCGATTACAATGTGTCCACTAACCCCTTTTAACCTAAATATTTGAGAATTAATATTTAAGTTAATATCTCCAGTTCCTCTTAATTTAATTAGTGGATTGGCTTTTCTTCGTTCAGGATTTTTTAGTATTTGTCCGTTAGAAACTGTTATCTTATTAAGTCCTGTTTTCAAGTATTTAATAGGGTGTAATTTAAAATTTAAGATACATTTTTTCTTACTAGTTAATGTTCCCTCAATTTTAAACGTTTCATAAAAGTACGCCTTATAAAGATACTCACTGTCCCAACTCAAGCCAAAATCATACCATTTTGGCTCTATGTTTAGAAGATAATCATTTAATTTATTGATTATGTTTTGGACGTCAGCTTTTTCATCATAGATTTTAAACGGGAAAGTACGTTCAACTACTTTCAACCGTTTATTATCTTTGATTTTCGCACCATTAACACCATCTATTTCAACTAAATCTACAGTTTGAGAAGAAGATTCCAGTTCTATTTCATCTACTAATCTTAATCCCAACTCCTTAGTATTCAGTTGATTGTAAGTAATATATTTAGTTATCATAGTCTGTCTTTCTCCTCCTTAATTAAGAATTTTATTTGTTCGTATAGTTTACGAACATCTTCTTCAGAATTTGTGCTTAAATTCTCTATGTGTAGCAACGCTCCAAAGTTGCTTGTTTTGTTGTTAGTAACGTTGTTACTATTTCCACCTGCTGTTGCAAATGATGGAACACCTTTAAAACTTAACATGTTCTCAGGTACAAAGTTAGGTTTGAATGAATTAAGTTTACGTTGATATAAACTGAACGCTTTATCAAGAACGCCCATATTATTTACCATACCTTTACCTAATCCACCTGTAATATGTCCCCCAGTCTTGGCTGTAAGCCTTGATGGTGAGTGGATTTGTGCCTTAGCTCTTAATGCTCTGTCAACTTCACTAACAATCGCATTAGCTGCAGCAATAACCGCTCCTAATGCTGAATACATACCTCGAGCAACTCCGTTACTTACTTGCGCTCCTACGTTATAAGCAACTGGAACAATGCTTTGACCTACGCTTTGAACAGTATTTTTGATGCTTTCCATTGCTGAACGGACGTTACCCTCGTTACTTCTTAAGCCGTCAGCAATATTTCTTCCTGCTTCTTCACCTGCTCTACGTCCTTCTTGTGCCATTTGTGAGGCTGTTTGTTGAAGTGTAGATACAAATTGTTGGCATGTGCTTTGAATAGATCCTAAAGCACTATTCATAGCTGAAGAAATGGCACTAGCTAACCCATTCATTGCCCCACTAATGCTTGCAACCATACTAGATACTGTCGCTCCAACTGATGAAATCGAAGTGCCTATCTGATTAATCTGACCTGCTACGCTAATGGATGTACTTCCTACTTGTGATAATGCACTAGTTAAACCATTAATTACACCAGTTAACGCTCCTATTGAAGCTGTTGTTGCTCCAAAGTTAACTGATAACGATGAAAGAACAACACCAAATGAGGTAATTGACATCGTTACAGAACTTACTGCTGTTCCTATGCTTGTTATTTGACTGTTGAAAGCACTAATTGAACCACTAGCAGTCATAAGTCCAGCAAGCGATGTAGTAATGTTAGTACTAAACATTTGAACGGCTGTTGAAGTTGTTATCAAGATAGGTGGTAAGGCATTTAGTGAAGTAGTTAAGCTTGTGATTAATGTTGGTAAGGCAGTAAATGCTCCTTGAACAGAAGTTGCTGCTTGACCTAACATTGATAATCCACTTGCCATGGTTTGCATACCAGCTCCAGCCGTTGTCATTTCTCCAGCGTGAGCCGTTATTGCACCTACTCCAGTTGCCGTTGCTGTTAATGTAGCAACTAAATCACCTAAGCTTAAATCAACAAGTGTCTTCACACCCTCGGCAAATAATCTAAACCCATTACCTGCTTTTTCAGCTGATTCACCTATACTTTTAATAACGTTTGCCACTCCATCAAGTACTGTTCTTATTGAGTTACCTATTGAATCAATAACTTCTTTAACTCCGTCACACACATTTTTTACTGCGTTACCGAATTTTTCAAAGGCTGTTCCAACACCTTCTAATACTGATTTTATGGCATTTCCTACTGATTCAATCACGGAACCTACACCTTCAAGAGTTGACTTAATAGCATTACCAACGGAATCAATAATGCTTGCAACACCTTGTAAGGCTGATTGAATAGCTGTACCTACTGAAGTAATTACAGTCCCGACTCCCTCAAGAGCCAGTCTTACTCCGTTTCCAAATCCTGTAAAGGCTGAACCTAATCCCTCAAGCACCGACTTAATGGCAGTACCTACTGACTGGATAACCGTTCCTATTCCCTCGAATACTGACTTAATAGCAAGTCCCACCGATTGAATAACGCTACCTAATGAAACTAAAACGGCTGATAAGCCTGTACCTAATGCAAGAATTACTTGAGATACTGCACTTCCTAATGCTTGAAAGACCTTAGCAACTCCATCTCCTTGAGTTCCTAAAAGTGCAAGTCCAGCGCATACCATAAGGATAGCTCCACCCAATGCAAGCCACGTTGTTGGTGGCACCATAGCAATGGCACTTCCTAAACCTTTAAAAGCAATAGCAAGTCCAGTTCCTATTCCCTTAGCTGCAGTACTTACCCCTTTACCTGCTGATTCTAGTACTTTTCCTAAACTCTCTATTACTTGAGATACAGTACTTTTAGTTTCTTTAGTTTTTTTCGTTACTTCATCTAGTGATTCAGTAGCGTTTTTCTTGAATAATTTAAATGGGTTTAACCCCTTAATTAAATTAAGTCCTTTAGTTGCCAACTTGATGGCTTTTAATGAACCAACGATACCTAACAATGAATAAGCAATGGCACTAATCACACTTGGTGGAAGTGAAGCTATTAATTTAGCAAAACCACTTACTACCTTAGCAACTACATTGACAATCAATCCTAGAACATGTGCAAAGGTGCTAATTGCTCCGCTATTTGATAGAGAGTTAACAAGGTTTGTTACTGCATTTTGAACATTTTTAAAAGCACTTATCACAGCACTTATTGCTCCACTATCATTTAATCCTTTCCAAAGTTCTCTAGCTACCGTTACTACATTCTTAATTGAAGTTCCTATCCCGTTGATAATCCCTTCAATATCAATGCTTTCTAGAAAACTTCCTAATTTATCAGCAAAGTTTCCAAAGTCAACTTTCTCTAAAGCTTCAACAATTCCAGTTATCGCTTTAATTCCGAACTTATTTACTTTTTCAAAAGCTGGTTGCAATTTAACTGCTAAACTTTCTTTTGCTCCATCGATGGCTTGGTCTATTGTTTTAAACTCAGTTGCCATTTTACTGAAATCAGCATTGTTACCAACTTTCTTAATAGCGTTGAAGAAATCTTCTGTTTTAACTGTTCCATCTTGAACACCTTTAATAAGTTCTGTTAAAGACATCCCCATTTCTTTTGCGACTGCCGCCATACCTGCTGGCGCCTGTTCATACATCAATTTGAAATCTTGCCATGCTACTGTTGGTTTAGCTGCCATCTGAGTGGCTTGTTGTGATAGTGTCTTCATGGCTTGCTTAGGATTTTCTGCCGATGCTGCTAACCCACCAAAACCAGTTACAAGTTTGTCAGTTTCTTTTATCCCTACTGCTGCTAACTGCGAATAGGTCTGTGCCATTTCTGACGCACTGTAAATAGTCTTGGTGGCATAATCTTGCATAACGCCCTTAGCTTGTGCGATTTCTTCCTTAGACTTACCAATCATTGACATGTTGCCTTCAAAAGTTTTCCACGCCTTAGTTGAACTGTTTAATTCAGTTACCATTCCTCTAATACCGTTAGAAATACCACTAATACCTGCACTTATTCCAGCACTTACTAGATTTGCTCCTAACACACTTTTAAAGACTGAACCTGCCTTTGTTCCAGCACTTTCAAGACCGTTTAAGGCACTTTTTAACCGTCCGATACCAGAGGTGGCGCCTTTTTCATTCAAATCAACATCTATTTTAACTTTACCTTCTGCCATATATTAACCTCCTTTCTTTTAAACTAATCATTGATAGGAAGTTCATATTGACGTTGTAGTTTTCTCATATGTTCCTTATATTCAGAACTATCATGTTTTGATGGTTTGTAAGACCTAATATTTACAACTTCCATAAATTTAGTATTATCTGGAAGTCCATTTAATAAGGCATTAAACTTTCTCCAATGCAATTTGCCTTGCATTTCTATTAAATCAATATTGTATGCTTGCAAAAAAGAAGCAAAGATATAGTCTGAATCATACTTCAAACTATATAATTGCTCCTCTTGTGTTTCTACCTCCTTAACTGGCATAGGATTTCCAGCTAAATCATATTCTACTGAATTAAATTCCTCATTCTTGATATGTTCTTTTATAATTTCATCTAAAAATAGCACTACGTCCTCTATTGAGTATTTCTCAAAAGATTTTCCCGTTAGCATAACCATTGCAAAATGTGGTTTCTGATAATCTTCAAGATCACTAGAATTTAACATGTCAAACAACCTAATTACATTATCAAAGCTAAGATTAAGCTTATAAACTTCACTACCAACAATTAATTCATCTTCTAATTTATAAGCTAAATTAAGCATGGTCGATATTTAGATACTTAATAAGCTTATCTGGAGAATAACTGTTACCTAATTCTTGAGTTATTCCACGTAACGTTTGAAATACTGCTAGTAACGTTGGCATACAAGATTTGTTATATAAGTTATAAACTTTCTCAAAAGTTTCTTCATCGAATAACTCAATCCACAATTCTTTAGCTAAATCATAAATTAATTTAATATCTTCAGTTGTTCCTTTTAGTTCATCGATTATATCTTTAACCTTACCTGCTTTTTCTTCTACGTTTGCTAGTTTAATAACATTTTCATCACTAGTCACAAACTTTAATTCAAATTCTCCAAAATCAACTGGAATTACATTTTCAAATTTCTTAATTACTACCATGCTTATTTAACCTCCTAAATTATGCTACTGCTGTTTGTTTTGGCAACGTTGTCCACTTAATTGTACATTCAAAGTTTTCAAAGTCACTAGCGTCACCGTCTCCAGCTTTAATTTTAGATACGATTGCTACTGCTTCCCACGCTGTCTTACCGTCAGAAGATACCACCTTGAACCATACTTTTCTATCATCACCAACTTTATATCTAAGGTCAGCGATTAGTTTTTGTGCGTCATCTTCAATATCAAAGTTACCTTCAAATGAGAATCCGGCTTTTACTGATTTAACAGTTTCCTCAGGTGTACCATCTCCGTCATACCATGCTACATCGTCAGTATCCTCATCTGTTTCATCGTTTACTGTCTTAATATATTTAGCTAACAGTTTGTACTGCTCTTTTGTTGGTGCTGTTGTTGCACTTTCTTTGTTGAAAGGTGCTACAAAATGCTTTCTTAATGCGTTCTTTTGTCTAGCCATTAATTAATTCTCCTTCTATTTCTAATTTTGCTACTATACGTAAAGTATAGATAAAATAATCTTGCTCATCACGTCCATTAACTGCAGGCTTTCCAACCTCCAGTCCTAAGAAGCGATAAGTATTGTTTGCACTAGGTAATTGCAAATTAAATTCAGATAATGCTGAATGAATAGTCCACATAATAGCATTAGCCTTTTGATTTTCTAAGCTTTTTACAGCAATCTCAAAAGGTAAACTAATTTCTTGTGTACTGTCCATGAATAATTGCTCCACTCGGCCACCTGATATTAAATTTATTACTAAATCATCTTTTTCAGTGAAATAATCTAATCTTGCTTCAAGTGGCAAATTTAACGAATTTACAAAATCACAAAGTACTTCTTGAAAATCAATGTTGTTAATCATCTTATCCCCAATCCTTTCTTGGCTACTTCTTCCCAACGATCCATATACACATCAGAAGCTTTCTCACTCCATTTAGACCCAGTTCCTGGTGTCGTATAATTTTTGAATCTAACAATTCCATTACTACCAAAAAACTGTGCTCTTACATATACTGTATTCCATGCTACTGAACCATTACTAGCATTACCACTAGCACGTAAATAACCTTTGCCATCGCTAGGAATAAACCTTTCACTATCCATAAGTATTTGGTTAGCTACTGCAGTTTTTGCTGTTCTAACATTCCCTGGCCCGAATTTCTTTTCTAACGGCGTTAAATCATACTGCACTTTAATTGACATCTAAATCACCGTTAACTCATAAGAGAACACTTTATTTCCAAAGTAATTTGTTTCAAAGCTAATCACCTTGTAATCTCCGTGTTTATCTTTAATGTTAGCTTGTAACCAGCTATCATCAACAATAACATTATTAAATTTAGGATAAATAAATAAGGTTCCCGATTTGTTCCTTGTGATATTTGTTAAGTTTTGAGTGTTTGTAGTCTTATCTATAGAACTTCTATCAAACCGAACAAATTTTATTTCAAACGGTTCTTTATAAGTGATCTTTCCCCATTTGTCTTTTTCACCTGCCAAACTTACCTCTACAGCATCAGTTAAAAGGCGCTTATCTATCATAGCAAACACCTCTATATCCGAACCCTACACTTTTAAGTAAGTTCATAGTATCTAACGCTAAATTATACTTACTAGCTTCAATTTTAGCTGGACTAGTTCCACTACCACCATAATTAACAGTAGTTCTTCCAATACTCAAACTACCTAATGAATGTTTATCTTCAGCAGTAAGTATTCCAGTTTCATTTAAGTAGCGAATTTGATTAGCAATAGCAAGCTTTACAGCGTTCTTTCTAGGTGGGAAATCATCTTCTAAATTGTTATTTTGATAAAAGTAATTTGTATATAAATCTACTGCCATTTCTGCCTTTACTTTTAATTCTGAAAATTCTTCAATCTCTGCAAAACCTAATTTTTTATATTCTTCTAAAGTTAAATAACTCATTGTTTAACCTCCTAAAAAGAGGCTGAATTACTCAACCTCTTTAGTTTCTTTTTTTTCTTCTACTGGAGTAGGTGCTGGAGTTTCTTCTTTAACTTCCTCTTTTACTTCTTCTAGGTTAGTTAAGGCTCCCTCACCTAATGATTTTAAAATTTCTTCTGCACGTTTTTCTGTGATATCAAGTTCTGTACCTTTAGATACTTGCTCATAAGTGTCTTTATCTGTGAAATCTCTGTCTACTAAATATTTAACCATTATTATTTCCTCCTATGCTAACGGTGTCGTGCTTGTTACTTTAATAATTGCTTTCTTGTTATCGTCAAGAACGAATGTTCCACCTTTTGCAGCAGCTTGAAGTTTAACCCCGTCAAACTCTTGTGCTTCTACTGTTCTAGCAGTTTCAATTCCGATGAATGGAATAACAATCCCATCTGGAGAGAAGATTGCAACAACATCATTTTCAAAATATTGTTCTGCCACTTCTTTTAATTCAACGTTTTTATATTTTAATAAACCGTTTGTATCGATACTAACGTTTGAACCTTTTGATTTATTGTTTGAAGCCATATCAACAATAGCGTTATAAACTTGTGCACGTAAGTAACATTTGATTGGTGCGTTAATTTCAGTATTAACCACATAAACATTTATCTGATTAAATAGCTTCTTAAGGCTAGCTTCGGTAAGATCAGCTAGTTGTTTAGTTTCTCCAGCATTATCTGATAAGAATTTCCCTACACGTTTATTAATTTCTCTAGTTTGTGCTTCGGCATGTAATCTTAATCGGTCTGCTACTGCTGCGTTTAAATCATTGTTGACTGTGTAACGGTCGATTCCCTCATGAATAGCAAGTAAGTAATTGTATTCTACTTCTGTATCTGTGTAGATTACTTCTTTTAACTCACCAAAACGGCTTCCTCCTTCTGTTCCAGTTCCCATAGCTACATTAGCATCTGTTTTATATTTCCCTACTACTACTGGAGTATTATTAGTTTTGACCATAAAAGCCTTAGAGTTGTGTTGAACCCCATCTAGTGTTTGAATTGGAGCTAATACTCCTGCGAATGCTTTTTGAACGTTAAAAATCGTTGATAGCATTTGTTTATACTGTGGCGCATACTGGCGCACTGGTAAATTATTATTATTTGTTGACATATTTTAAATTCCTTTCATTATTGCGTGTATTGGTCTAAAATCGCTTGGAACGGGTCGACCCCTGCTGTTCCGTTCCCGTTAGGATTCCCTCCAACTGTAATCTGAGGTGTAGTTGGTTGTTGTTCCTGTTCGAATAAGAAAGGCTTGCTTTCTTTTAATGAATTAACCACCTCATCAAGTTTAGGTTTCCCATCATCTCCTAACTCAACCTTATCAACATCGATAAGCTTCATTAGAACATCGCTATCATGTGCCTTAACATCTTTTAATGCTAATGCGATAGCATTTGTTTTATTGATTTGTGCCAACTTATTATCACTATCTACCTTGAATTGGTTGTATTCTTCCTGTAATTTTTCTAAAGCCTGTTTAACCTCTGAATTAGCATCATTACTTTTAGTTAACTCTTCAAGTTTAGTATTTTGTGATTCAAGTTGTGATTTTAATGTGTCATTCTCAGCAGTTAGTTCTAACTTCACTTGTTGCTTTGCCTTCTCTAAACCTGCACCGTACGCTTGCATGATTTTATCGATTGCGTCCTTATCTGCTACTCCTGCTTCGATTAA